CACGGCGGCAATCAGCGGCAAGTCTATTTACCTCGGGAGCAACCCATGACCGCACTAGCCCGCAACACCGACCCCGCGACAAGCCACACGGCTGCAAGCATGGCTAAACGCCTGATTAAGCACCACCACGAGCAGATCGTGGGCGCGCTGAGTGTTGGCGGGCCTATGGGCTGCGATTTGATTGCATGGTTTTGGGGTGGTGCGTCAGGCCACCAAGTCGGCAAGCGCATGAACGAACTCTTGAAAGCAGGCCGCGTCGAGTTGACGGGCCGCACTGTAACCAGTTTCAGCGGCAGGCCTCAGCGTGAATGGCGTGCCGTGAAAGCAAAAAACCCGGCCAGCGTGAACTGAACGGGTTTCTCTAACCACAACCAAGGACTATTTGATATGGCTAACCAAGATTCTACAGGATGCTGATGCACTACTACCAGCATCACATAGGCGACTACAAAGCGGCAACTTCCCATTTGACAAATGAGGAGGACATTGCTTATCGGCGTTTGCTTGAGATGTATTACGACACAGAGCAATCCATACCGGACAACACGCAACGACTTAGCAGGGTGCTGCGGGTTACTGCGCAAGCCGTTGAGGTTGTCTTAAACGACTTCTTTGTTCTGCTTGACGGCGCATGGGTGCAATCCCGTTGCCAGCTTGAAATTTCATCGTATCAATCGATGAAAAACAGCGGAAAAGATGGCGCAGATAAGAGATGGGGAAAGGGTAGGTATGCCCCCCCTATGCCCCCCCCATTGGCTACCCAATCGCCCCCCCAATCAGGGGGCAATGCTAACCATGAACCAATAACCACTAACCAAGAACCATTAGTAGTACCGACTTCGCCAAAGGCTCGTCGCAAGCATCAATTGCCGATTGATTTTTTCCCGAATGAAATTGGTCAATCAGCCGCCGTCTCCAAAGGCTTGAGCGTTGCCGGTGAGTTTATGAAGTTCAGCGACTACCACCAGTCCAAAGGAAACGCGATGGCTGATTGGCAAGCGGCTTGGCGTACATGGGTTGGAAATGCTCGCCCACCAGCGGCAACAGCGCAGCCCGAAACATTCAAAGAGCGTGACGCACGGCTAGGACGGGAAAAGTGGGAGCGCATGACTGGCGAACAACACCCCGACAACAACCCCACCGCACCAACCCGCAGCATTTTGGATGTTGTGGACGTTGAAATAAAAATCTTGGAGTTGCGCAAATGATTAAAGCTATAGACAGGCTATTCAAGCGACTTTCAGCCACCTACGGGGCCGAATGGGATCGATCCCTAGGGGCTACCCCCGAAATAGACGCAAAGAGCGTATGGGGCCATGAATTAGAGCAATTTAAGTCAAGCCTTCACCGGGTTGCATGGGCGTTGGAAAACTTGCCAGAGCGTTGCCCTAACGTGATTGCCTTCAAAAACCTTTGCCGTTCTGCGCCTGCACCGGACGAACTCGCATTGCCAGCGCCAAAGGCAGACCCCGCACGGGTGGCCGCAGAGCTTGTCAAGTTGGGAAGCATTCGGGCATCGGCATCAACACCGATTGCGGGGCGGCTTGATTGGGCGCACCGAATTATTGAACGCAAAGAGCAGGGCGCAAAGATTAGCCCAACGGTTCTACGCATGGCTAAAGACGCATTGGGGGCCGCATGACCTTCGCCCAAGCCATCGAAATCCTGACGCTATGGAAAGCAGGCGCAAAGCACTACACCAAAGCAACGATTAACCAGGCTCTGTATGCAACCGGCGACCTTGATGCCTGACCTACGCACCCGATTAATAAACCACATTCTTCAAATGAAAACCAAACAACCCGATTACGCACGCGAAGCCCTCAAAAGCTATGACGCGCTGTTGCCTGAATTGAAATTAATGGACGGCGTTCGCGCACAAATGAAAGAAGGCCATGAATGAGCTGGAGTTATTCTCCGGAGCTGGTGGCGGCATTCTTGGATCACAGCTTATTGGACACCGTACCGTCTGCGCCGTCGAGTTTGACGCTTACGCACGATCAGTATTACTGGCCCGACAAGCCAACGGAGTATTCCCGCATTTCCCGGTTTGGGATGACGTGCGAACCTTTAGCGGGAAACCGTGGCGCGGAATTGTTGACGTGGTTTCTGGAGGATTTCCCTGCCAGGACATCAGTGTTGCAGGCCGTGGAGATGGATTGGACGGGGAGCGTAGTGGACTCTGGGGGGAGATGGCGCGAATCATTGGCGAAGTACGACCCCGATTCGCATTCATTGAAAACAGCCCAGCTCTCGTTAGTCGAGGACTGGACAGGGTGCTCAGTGACCTTGCCGCGCTCGGGTTTGATGCTCGATGGACAGTGTTGGGAGCTGCCGATGTTGGGGCGCATCACCAGAGGGACAGAATCTGGATTCTTGCCAACTCCCGTAGCAATGGACGCGGGATCGGGGCGAATGAACACATCAACCAGCGCGGGTTCAACTCCACACCCAACGCTGGCACTGATGGCGAGGAAGCAACTTTGGCCCACTCCAACCGTGTGCGGGAATCACAACCGCAAAGGTGCGAGTGCGACCAGCGGGGACGGGCTTGCTACTGCGGTAAAGATGTGGCCGACACCGACAGCGCACAACGCCAAAGAGACAAATGCGCCTTCGGAGGCCCAACGCAATACACCAACACTCACGGCGCAGGCTGGTGGTCATCTGAACCCGAATTGGGTAGAACAATTGATGGGATGGCCCATAGGACACACCGACTTAAAGCCATTGGGAATGGACAAGTCCCGCAGTGCCGTGCAGAAGCATGGCGAATCCTTACAAACACAACCGGAGGCAGTGCGTGATGCGCTGAAACAAGCATGAGCGCAGTACTTGAACGCATTGAATCCGAACTGGTGGACGATAGCGTCCAGTTTTTTGCACCCGTGTCAAGCGACCTGCTGGATGGTTTGCTTGGGCAGTACCAAGCCACCCGCAAGCGCATCGAAGCCGTGGCCGAATTTGTGGCGGTAGAGCTTGCCAGCGGTGCGATTGACTACTTTCTGGAGGGCAACAGCAGCCCAGACCGTGGCCGTAGCAGCATGAGCGTATCGGCCAAGACGCTGTTTGATGCGGGTGGCGCTGTCAAGGCGTTGAACTCGGCTTATTGGAGCAAAGCCCTGGCGTTTACCGATGTGCTGGACACCATGCCCCAAAAGCGCCGCAACGAATGGCACGAATCCATCCGGGAGCTGAAAACACCCGACTTCACCGCAGAAACGGCGCGGTCGACGATAGGCGAGCTGCTGCGCATGCGCGGTCAGTTTTTTGGCGAGCGGGTAGATGGCATTTTTCGCGGCCTGAGTGGTGAACACGTCACCAACGCGCCCGAAGCGTTTGGCAAGCGCATGATTATTGCGCGGGTGCTGACCGCCTACGACACCAGCGACCACAGCACTTGCGGCCTGATTAACGACCTGCGCTGTGTGATTGCCAAGTTCATGGGCCGCGACGAACCCAAATACAACGCCAGCGACGCGCTGATTAAATCACTCAAGCGCAATTGGGGGCAGTGGGTCACTATTGACGGCGGTGCCTTGAAAATCAGGCTGTACAAAAAGGGCACGGCCCACATGGAGGTACACCCCGATTTGGCTTGGCGCTTGAATCTGGTGCTGTCCAGCCTGTACCCGCTGTCGATTCCCGCCGCGTTTCGCCAAAAACCCAAGCGCCTGGTGAAAGACCATGTTTTGATGGGCAGGCCGCTGCCGTTTGCCGTGCTGGAGGTATTGGCGGCTATGGGCAAAGCATTTGAGTGGACGGAGCCAAAGTGGAGAGATCACCGTAGCTACCTGCCCAACACGCTGCAATTTGGAAGTGTGTTTGGCGGTTTCCAAGGGCCACAAAAAGAGGCCGAATCCATCATCCAAGCCCTTGGAGGTGCCAAGACTGAGCAGGGCTATTTCCAGTTTGACTACGACCCCACCGAGGTAGTCGCGCACATCGTAGTTAGCGGCTGCATACCGGATCAGGTTGCGCACCAGTTTTATCCCACGCCTGCGGGCTTGGCGCAAAGGCTGGTGGATATGGCGAAGATTGGGCCAGAGCATGCCGTGCTGGAACCCAGCGCAGGCCAAGGCGGGCTGGCTGATTTACTGCCCAAAGACCGCACTACATGCATCGAGGTGGCAGAGCTCAATGCCAAAGTGTTGCAGGCAAAAGGCTGCTATGTGGAGCGTGCCGACTTTTTGAATTGGGCGACAAAGACCGGTCAACGCTTTGACCGCGTGGTAATGAACCCCCCGTTTAGCGACGGGCGGGCCACAGCGCACACGGAGGCGGCGGCTGCTTTGGTCAAACCTGGCGGCATTTTGGTCGCTATCCTGCCGTCGGGACACGCCACACGGTTGACGCTTGCGGGGTTTGACTGCGAGTACACCCAGCCCATTGACAACGCTTTTCCGGGTGTGAGCGTGTCGGTCGTTATCTTGAAGGCGGTGAAAGCATGAACGCTATCAATTCAATAGCTGCTTGCGCAGTATCCACGGGGCTTGCGGTGCATTTTGTCTATTTTGCGCTGGGTGTGTGTGCGGGAATGTTTGCTACGGGGTGGTTTGAATGACCCGCAAGTGCAAAGTATGCCGGGAGGTGTACGACCCAAAAAACTCATTCGCCGTGTGGTGTTCACCCGCTTGCGGTGCGGTGCTAGGGTTTCAACGGCTTGCCAAGGCCAAGAAGCAGGCGGGAGTAATAGAACGCTGCGCCGATAAGGTGAAGCGCGACAAGCTGAAAAGTAAATCGGACTGGGCAAAGGAAGCGCAGACGGCTTTTAACGCTTTTATCCGAGTGCGTGACCACGACCAACCATGTATTAGCTGCGGTAAACACCACACCGGGCAATACCATGCCGGACATTATTTATCCGTAGGCGCACGGCCCGAACTGCGGTTTGAGGAAGCCAACGTCCACAAGCAATGCAGTATTTGCAACAACCACTTATCAGGTAATGCCGTGATGTACCGCATGGCATTAATCCGCAAACTCGGATTACAGGCCGTGGACTGGCTGGAAAGCCACCACGAACCACAGCGGTACACGATTGACGAATTGAAGGCTATCAAGGCCGATTACACCGCCCTGGCGCGGGGAATGAAGGAGAACCAAGAATGAGCGCCATACCTTGCGCAAGCGTATCGCTGAAAACAATGGCAGACGGAACCTTGAGAATATCGTTTGATATTGAGCCAATGCACGCGCAGGACGCTTTTCGCTTGTTTGCAGCGCCTGGCACACCAGCGGCCATTGCTGCGCTACAGGTGGGCTATGCGGCAGCTACGAATATTGAGCCACCTCCGAACAATGCTCCGAACATTGAAAAGCCAAAGGGCGGGCCACTGTCCAAACTTGCGGCCATGTGGTGCAACCAGCCCGAGTTCTGGGCGTGGCTGGAAACCGATGATGAAAACGCCGCGCACAGCGAATTTGGCGCAACCATGTGCGTGTATGCCCTGTGTGGCATTGACAGTCGCGCCGAACTGGATCACGACGAAATCGCCGCCGAAAAGTTCCACAGACTGATTCGCGGGCCATATTCCAAATATTTGCAGGTTAGGGGGGCGATATGAGATTAATCGGCGCAAGAATCCGCGAAGCCTGCGAGATATTGGAGACAACCGGGCCAATGCGAATTGAAAACATGAAGGACAATGCACAATGACCACAAAATCACACAATCGCAAAGGGCTATTCATGAAAGCAACCATGATGGTTTTTCTTTTGGTAGCCAGCGCCAGCCAAGCCCAAACCTACACGACGCAATGCTTCAAGAAAATTGATGGCAGCGTCATCTGTACTATTCGCAGCGGAATGGGAAGTTTTTAAATGTCAATGATTCAACACAATCCCGCCGATAAGGTAGAACGCTGGGACATTACCAAACTGGTGCCCTACGCACGCAACAGCCGCACCCACTCCGACGAACAAATCAGCCAGCTCGCGGCCAGCATCAAAGAGTGGGGCTGGACAACACCAATCTTGGTGGATGAGGACGGCAGCATCATTGCTGGCCACGGTCGCACCTTGGCCGCCCAGCGCCTCAAGATGACAGAAGTCCCTGTCATGGTGGCCAAAGGCTGGAGCGATGCCAAGAAACGCGCCTACGTGCTGGCCGACAACAAGATCGCGCTCAATGCCGGGTGGGACAATGAAATGCTGGCGCTTGAGCTTGGCGAGATCGGTGATCTTGGCTTTGATCTCGACCTGACTGGCTTCACAGCTGATGAGATCGCAGCTC